ACGGACTGCTGAAGGGCTCCCACCATCCACAGGTCACCGGCAGCACCTGCACCCATCGTCGAGGCCACAGCGACCTTGTTCCAAGCAGTACCGTTCCAGCTCCATGTTTCCTTGAGATCCTCGACCAGGTGAGTCTGATTTTGTGATGGTGCTTGGAATACCCACTTAGCTCCATCCCACCAGGCGATATTATTTGGCTGGCCAGCCCATGCGCCGGTCGGTATTTTGCCGACGATGTAGAAGGTGAACGCAATTGGAGCCACCGGTGGATTGTTGGTGAGACTGATGACAGCCTGCCCATGCTCCAGGCCAAGGACCAAGGTCTCCAGCTTCGTGTCGACTTCCAGTTTGGTGTAAACGCTGGTCGACCTGGGGATCCATTTCTTTGTCGCGATGTCGAAGATCAGGAACTGACCATCGGTTGGAACAGTCGGGTCAACATCATCCAATGTGGCCAGAGCAGGAGTCTTTGGCTCCCATTGGGTTGAGGTCTGGTTGTAGATAAGAATCTGCTTGTCCGCGGGGACGGCTGGGTCCACGTCGGTCAGGCTAGACAATACATGGTCTTTTGGTTGCCATTCAGCGGCAACTTCGTTGTAAACCAAAATCTGATTATTTGTTGGAACGGCAGAGTCCACATTACCGAGTTGATTCAAGTCTGGACTGACAAACGCCGAAGGACCCCAACTCTGGTCAGTATCGCTCCATTGTAGAAAATCTCCTGCTGCGGGAGGCGTCGTCGTGACGTCCACATCATCCAGATCAGCCATCACGAGCCGACGAACATCCCACTCCTGCGCAGTCTGATCGAAGACCAGAGTTCCACCATCCGCGTCGGGATTGGCGATGTCTCGTATGTTCTTTTGCCCATACAGCATGTTGTCAGTCGGCACCCATGCGAGTGCCGTGGCATCCCACATGACAATGTCGCCATCGTTCAAGCCGTCCGGGATCGTCCTTGGAAGCGGCACGCTGTCGTACCGATTGAGAGCGGCATTCCATCGGACGATGTTCCCATCGGCCAGACCTGCCGGATTTATGACAGGCGCGCCGCCTGGAGCCCATTTGTCCAAAGCAACCGACCACCGCAGGATCTGGCCTTCAACCGACCCCTTGTCCAAGCCGGGGTCGCCTTTGGCTCCGGCTGGTCCGGGCGGGCCTTCGATTTTTCCGAGTTCAACCCAGCCGATTGGAGGCTTTGCCGGCTGGGCTGGCTGTAGCGGTGGACCAGTCGGGTTGGCTGGGTCAATGACAGCGGGAACGAATGGCGATGCTGGACCGGGAGAGGCTGCAGGGTCTGTGGGGCTAAAGATGTATAGGTTTTTGGTACTCGTCACCAGAACCGTTGTCAGGAATGGTGGCCTCGGATCCAACAGGTCGGCGCTTCCGACAGCGCTGGAGATCTTCAGGGTTTCACCCGCGGGACCTGCGATGCTGCCGCCACTAATCCAGCTTTGACTGATATCATCCCATCCGTAAATCTCTTTAGTATCCCGCACAATGCGCAACTCGCCAGGCAACCCAGTCTGCGGAAGATCCGCGCGGGTTGGCACCTGCGAGTTCATGAACACTGGAGCACGGGTGCTGCCGCCTTCGTCAGCACCAGTCGTGAGGAATTCCTTGATGTTGATCTTGTAAGCGATCCCGGTGGCCGGATCCGCAAACGCCACCAAGCTGTCCACCTTGGGTTTCCCGGCTGGCAATTCGTCAATACTGCGCTGGCTCATCAGTTGCTCCGCCTGGTGTTGATTGGACTGTCTGGTGTCTTACTGTTGCCAATCGCATCGTTGATGTCGTTGTCGTAGAGAATAGCGTCGGCGTCCTTGATCACCGGCACCTCGCTGCTTGGCAACTCATCCGAGCATTCCAATTCCAGGATGGCGTCATTGTTGTCCTGATTGGTGACGCTGCTGATCTCGAACACCCGATTCTTCCACTCCATGCGCCATGCGGCTGTGATCCCGGTTACCACACTGGAGAACCGGATGCGGACTGTGTGCGAATAGGTGATCGAGGAGCGGCCCACGCTCAGGCTTGTGCCACCACCATTGCCAACCACTTCAGCGAAAACCGGACCGACACGATCCCAATGGATAAGGTCTTGGCCAAACTCGTCCCGCGTGTACGCAGGCTTGAGCAGGACGATCCTGTCTCTCAGCCTTCCAGCTTCGATGCCGCCTGCCATTATCTGTACTCGCCTGCGTCGAATTCCCTTAAGAGCATATCGACACCGAAAGCAACCGGACCACCAATCCCGGCATTGGCCTCGCGCGTGAGGAACCAGTTGCCCACGAGCATCTTTATCGCCACCGCCAAGCCTTCCGGCGTGGTCTTGTGATCGATCCCATAGCCGGCAGTGAACTCCACCGCGAGACCGTAGCTCCCCGCCATCGGTGGCGATGATTCCAACGAGATCAATGGTGGATTGGCATCCCAACTTCGGAAATGGTGATCGGTCGGATTCCAGACTTTCTCGACGATTTCCCCCTGGTCGTCGTACTCTGTCACGGTCAAAACTGGGGAAGGTTGCTCCTCACCCGTGTCACCTGACACATGCCGCCTTGGCGCAATGATCAGATAATTCCCGGAGCTCACACTCAGCCAGTCCGCTGTGGGTCGCTGACCATTCACATACAGAACCACATCGCCGGCGGCTGTTCCGCCACTGGCCAACACCAGAGGACGCCGGGGAAGTTCAAGGTAGGTAGTGTCTGGTAGATGATCGAACCGCACCCGCCACCGCTGATGAGTGATCGAGATGCGGCAATGATCCTCGCAATAAGTCTGCGCCGCTTTTGTGAGGCCGGCAATGTATAGATCATCATCGCCACCATCCACCCGGAGATGGTGCTTCATGTCCTCCAGGCTGACGGCTGGAGCCGATGGCTTGCCAATGCGCTGGATGATTGGCCGGCCATACGCCGGCGCAGACGTATAACCGGCGATTCTCACTTGCTGCCCCTCACCTTGCGTGCGGGTTTGTCGTGGTGGTCTTCGTCTTTGTGTGGCTGGCCTTCCACCACGATGGCATATCCGGCCTTGACCAGATCATGCGCCTCGGCCTTGTCCCGTTCGAACAAGTCGCCAGGCATAATCAAAAAGGTCGGCGCTGCCATACATTCCAGCGCTTGCAGTTGAACCATGGACATCGTCGTCTCCCTTGCGAAAAGAGGCCGGCGAGTTTCCCCGCCGGCCCCATGACTTTCAGAGGCCGACGGTTACTTCCACTTCATGGCCATGATGGCCTTGTTGTTGACCACCTTGGCATCGGTTCGCATCTCTGCCAGGAAGGCCGATTGGTTGAACTCAAAGTACCTTTCATCCGAGCGCTTCAGGGTCAAGCCCATGGCGTCGCGGATGATGTACTTGCTGAGGTCGCCGAACACAGCGGCCACACCGCCAGTGGTGGTGACAGCAGGCAGACTGTTGTCAATCACGATGGGGTGACCAAACAACCGCACTGGTGCCATCGGGTCGCGGTAGTCGGTGACAAACACCGGCTCACCCGTGGTGGCATAGCGTAGCTTCTGCACCGCTGCCAAAGTGGCGTCGCTCATGATGAACGCACCATTGGCGCGGTATGCCAAGTCAACCTTGTTGCGCAAGGAGAGCAAGTCGTCCACCGAGATGGCACCAGCAGCAGTGGTAGTGCCACCGTCGCCAGCCCCAACGGCGATACCCTGTGGCATACCCGTTCCCGTTCCCAGTGCGAAGTGATCCGCTTGAATCCGCGCGATGCGTGCAGCAAGCAGTTCACCCAGCAGCTCGGGGATGCTGATGGCGCTGTCTTGCAGAAGCTCCATCGACACCAGCACGATGCCGGAGGTGTACTTGTAGGCCTTCAGTTGGACTTGGCTGAAGGTCACATCGGACACTGGCTTCTGCGCATTTTCCGCCACAATCGATCCCTTCACCGCTGTATCGTCAACGGTTGGGATGTCGATCTCATGGCCACCATCGGTGCGAAGCACTTTGCAGTAGTTCCGCAGGTTGGCGGTGTACAGCATGTACTTCTCGAACGCGCTGGCCAGCAGTTCGGTGGGGACAAGGAATCCGCCCTTGGCACCCGGGGTGGTTGCCTGCGGATCGGTGCCGCGCAAGGTCATCGGCTTGGCCGACAAGGTGAGCGGTTGCATCCGCTTGGTCAGATCGAACCCGATCTCACGAGCGGCCTTGACCATGCTGTCGGTGGCCAGACCGGCAGGCTGGAGGAACCAACCGCGCAAGGCCAGATCACGACGCGCGATGGAGGCGCTGTCATTCAGATCGCGCACGAACTTGGGAGCGCCAGGCTTCACCATGCGGGTGGATTGGGGAACAGGCTTTGGCGTTTCCACAGGTGCAACGCTGCGTGCCTCCGCCTCCTCGGCAGCATCCTCTGCGGCGGCAGCGGCGTCGGCTGAAATGCTGAGATCATCAGCGATTTCCCCAGCCTCAGCTTCCAAAGCGCCGAGGCGCTCGTTCACATCACTCAAGCCAGCTTTCAATTCGTCCAATTCAGACCTCTCTTCCGAAGTTAGTTCCCTGGTCTCGACCACGGACAACAGCGTCCGGAGTCTCTCTTCAACACGATCTTTCGACATGACAAAACCCCTCGTTGAATGAACAACTTGCTAGAAAGCCTATCTGACGCGCCGAACTGTCAGCTTCCGCAGC